ATACTACTATAGATGAATGGTATACAACAAGCAGTATTAGATAGTTTGCCGGGCAAACAAAAGCGAACTACCAATGGCTGGATTTCGTTTAATGCTGTATGCTGTCATCACAATGGCGAAAGCATGGACAAGCGTAACAGAGGCGGAGTTATCGCAAATGGTGATGCTATAAGTTATCATTGCTTCAACTGCAACTTCAAGACAGGTTGGCAGCCAGGCAGACACATTAGTTTTAAGATGCGTAAACTACTTACATGGTTAGGCATTGATGAGAATACACGACAGATGCTTAACATAGAAGCACTGCGTATAAAAGAAACTGTTATACCAGAAGATGTAGAAGAAGAAAAGTTTGAAGTAGAATTTAAGAGTAGACCACTGCCTGAAGGGGCAACGCATGAACTGCCTGATAACATTCGTGAATATGCAGTTAAACGTTGTTTGCCTGTAGATAAACTGATGTACAGTAACAGTCAACCTGCAGGCATGTGGAAGCGTATTATAGTCCCTTTTAAATGGGGAAGGCGTACAATAGGATTTAGTGCAAGGAGTACAGACGATGCCGGAAGACCCAAATATTTTACTAGTCATGATAGTGGCTACGTTTATGGGATTGATTCTCAGTTGCCTGATGCTAGGTTTGTAGTAGTTACAGAAGGACTACTAGATGCTATGTGTATAGGTGGTGTTGGTATAATGAGTAATCAATGTAGTGAAATACAAGCACAAATTATTGACACACTGGGCAGAGAAGTTATACTAGTACCAGACAGAGATCGTGCAGGACAAAAACTTATAGATGATGCACTGGAGTATGGCTGGAGTGTAAGTTTTCCTGACTGGGAAGCAGACGTAAAAGATATTAATGATGCAGTAGTACGTTATGGTAAACTGTTTACACTTAAAAGTATTATTGATGCAAAAGAAACAATGAGCCTAAAAATTAATTTAAAAAGGAAAAAACTTGGCTAAAGAATATACAGCAGACTTACAAAAACTATTTTTAGAAATGATGTTACATGATGCACAGAATTATGTGCGTGTGCAGAACATCTATAATATAGATAACTTTGATAGAAGTTTACATGACACTGCAGAGTTTATTAAAACGCACAGTGACGAACATGGCACACTGCCTACACATGAACAAGTTCGTGCAGTAACAGGCGTTGAACTAAAGCCTGTGCCAGATATTACAGAAGGACATAATGACTGGTTCCTTGTAGAGTTTGAAGGATTCACCAAGCGACAGGAACTAGAACGTGCTATTCTCAAGAGTGCAGACCTGCTTGAGAAAGGCGAATACGAACCAGTTGAAAAGATCATTAAAGATGCTGTACAAATATCGCTTACTAAGGATATGGGTACAGACTACTTTGAAGATCCTCGTGCTAGACTTATGGCACTAAAAGACAATAACGGGCAGATTAGCACAGGTTGGCCCGCTATGGATCGTAAACTGTTTGGTGGCATGAACAAGGGAGAACTTAATATTTTTGCAGGTGGATCAGGATCAGGCAAGAGTTTGTTCATGCAGAACCTAGCAGTTAACTGGGTAACACAAGGACTAAATGGTGTGTATTTGACACTGGAACTTAGCGAAGGTCTAAGTGCTATGCGTATTGATAGCATGCTTACAAATGTAAGTACCAAAGAGGTATTCAAAGACTTGGATACTGTTGAGATGAAAGTTAAAATGACAGGCAAGAAAGCAGGTAACTTGCAAATCAAATACATGCCAGCCCAGAGTAACGTTAATGATATTCGTGCATACTTGAAAGAACTACAGATCAAGAACAACTGGCAAGTAGACTTCTTGCTGATTGATTACTTGGATTTGCTTATGCCAGTAAGTGCTAAAGTAAGCCCAAGTGATCTATTTGTTAAAGACAAGTACGTTAGTGAGGAACTACGCAACTTGGCTAAGGAACTAGACTGTGTGTTTGTAACAGCCTCGCAGTTAAACAGAGGTGCAGTTGATGAAATAGAGTTTGATCATTCGCACATCAGTGGCGGACTTAGTAAGATCAACACAGCGGATAATGTGTTTGGTATCTTTACAAGTCGTGCAATGCGCGAGCGTGGACGCTATCAGATACAGTTGATGAAAACTAGAAGTAGTAGCGGCGTTGGTCAAAAGATTGACTTAGAGTTTGATATTGAAAGTTTACGCATCCGAGACTTGGGTGAGGATGAAGAATATCAACAGTTTAAGAAACAGAGTAGTAGTATCTATGATCAACTTAAAAACAAAGACAGTGGCGGTGTAGTTGATGCAGGTGATGAGCCTGCAGGTAAGATTACTGCAAGTGTGCAAAGCAGTAAACTAAAGAACATGCTTGCTGGACTTAAAACTAGTGACTAAGGTACTGATCTAGTCTGTACCCTTTTGCATCCCAGCAATCAATATAACGACTGCCATTACTCATGCGTACCTTGCCGCTGCCTGCAACTACATCTGTGTCTTTGTATCCAAAAGGCTTTTTAATAGTAACATCTACATACTCGCCATTGTTAACACCAAGTGTTACAAACGTAACATAACGTCCACCTTCGCCTCTGAACACACGCCCATTAGCAACCAGTCCTGCAAAGTTTACTCTGTCACCCCAAGTCTCTTGTACAAACATATTAGGCATAAACTCTGGTTGTGTCCAATATCCATGACGTTTGTACTGTTGCTGTGGACTTTCTGTAATGCCGTTTGGGTATCCTAGTTCACGCAAATCCCAGCCAGCGTTCTTTGCTTCTGTTTTGTGTACCCAGCGTTTGTAACTGCCTTGGCAGTGTTTAAGTGCTGCCCGCCAAAACTCCTTAGGGTTGTGTGCTTTTTGATATGCAAGTGCCCATATAAGTCTGCCGAGATTTACAGCATGCGCCCTGCATAATCCAAAGTTGCCCAAGCCATATAGTTCTTGTATGATCTGTTCTTTGTTTTCACTCTCGCCCATGCGTTCCATGAACTGCATAACTTTTTGTTCGTCACGTTTTGCAAACGCACGACGATACATGTCTGCTTCATACATGTCGCAGTCGATAAGTTTTGCTATTTTACGAATAGCATCATCTTCATATACAATAGTATCTTCTAAACGTTGTTCAGTCCAGTCTTGAAAGAACGCTGCTTTTTGTCTGCCTGTAGTAGCAACAGGTCTAATAAGTGCAGTAGCAAATACACAGTCTGATTTACTCTGCGGTTGTATTGCTTGGAATAGTCTGCGCATTGCTGGCGACTCTGCTTGTGTTACACCGATAACTTCTCCTCTGCAAAGCATTTGACTTGTTTCAAAGTCCTGCTCAGGATATGCTTCCAATGGTGTTTCGCTGTCTATTTCCAGTAGTTGACTAAGTCCTCTGTTAGCAAGTATGTCTATTTTTAAATGCTCTAGGTCTTCTACTTCACGCTTGTCCAGTAGTATTTGATTGTCTGCGTTGATTAAACTTTTTGGTATCTTGTGATTGAATACAAGTATACCTCCGCAGTGTTTTGATATTGCCTTCTTTTTGCCTATTAGTTTCTTTTCGATTCTCATTGCTTCTTCCTTGTCGATGTCTAAATCTTCGTATTTAAAATTGCGAGGAAGTTTACCAGATGCGCCAAGACGTCGTGCTGCTTCTCTGCGAGCACCGCGCTCCTTGTAGGTAACATAGTTGCTGATCCTGGCACTTTTGCCGGGCCATTTATCAAATATCCGTTGCATTACAGCGTTCTGTTGCCAATGTGGAAAGTCTATATCCACATCTGGTAAATCATCTCTCAAAGGATTTAGGAAACGTGCAACCGGTATTTGCCATCTTATGGGATCAACGTCTGTAATACCAAGTAGGTAACAGACGAGACTAGACCCTGCTGAACCACGAGTCATATGAGTAATGTCACGGGTTAGCGTCAGTACATCGCAAATTGTGAGGAAGTAATCGACGAAACGAAGTTTGAGAATAATCTCTAGTTCTTCGATAAGCCTGTTATGATATTCAGCATTGTTCGGAATATGCCTTATGAATCTGCCTAGTAATCGTTCTAATTGAGCCGTTGCGTCCTTAGGTAACTTCATTGTGTGCCTCTTTTTGCCTAAATTCTTTTGTTTGTGCCAAGTGTTGCAAATTGCAACGTTTTATTTATATCAGTTATAGATTGATTTGAAAAAAAAATGAATATATAATATTACAATGATCTCGTATAATGACATTAAGCATGTAGAACTAGAACTTAGTAGTTACTGTAATGCAAACTGTCCACTATGTCCTCGCAATCTATACGGATATACTTATAATACGGGATATACTGCTAAACATTTAACACTAGCAGAAGTTAAACGAATACTTGATCTCAAGTTTATAGCACAGTTGGATAGTGTTACATTTGAAGGTAACTACGGTGATCCTCTTATGAATCCGGAACTGCTAGATATTGTTAATTACATCAACAAGCCAATTG